CCCAGCGTACCGGCCTCACCGAACTCGTCCACGGCTACACCCGGGCCCAGTTCCGCAGTGCCGCCGAAGCGACCATCAAGCAGGAGAACGTGGCGGTTCGTCCGGACACGATGGCGAACGAACTCGAGGACGCCATGTCCACGCTCGCCCGACGGGAGGCACTCGCCGTGCGGTGGCTACTCGAGCCTTCGGACGTGGCCCCGGTGCTCGGGCCGATGGGCGCCATCGCCTGGGAGCAGCACGTCGCCAAGCGCGACCTCATGAGCCTCACGCGGGATTTCCTGTTCCGCGTCGAGGCCGGCAGCGCCCGCAAACCGAACAAATCGAGCCGCGTCGAGCAGATGACGCTGGCCGTCCAAACACTGGGGCCGATCCTGGCTCCGCTTGCAACCGGGGGGGTGGTCGAGCCTTTCAACGCCCTGATGAGGGACTGGGCGATGAGTCTCGACATCGACGCGACACCGTATCTCATCCCCCCGCCGCCCCCCCCGCCAGAAGCGCCGCCTGGTCTGCCTCCCCCTCCGGCAGACCCGCAGGCTGCTTCGGCGGGGGGCGGTTTGCCACCTGAACTGGTCGGTTGAGCACCGCGCTCACCGGTTCATGGCAGGGGGGATGCACTCACTGGTGCATCCGATGCAACACGTTCCCGATGACATACGTGCCGCTGGCCGAGAGGCGGTGCAGATGTACGTCCGCCTCATCGCCGAGGGCCATACCCATCGGTGGGCCGAGATGTGCGCCCTCCGGCAGCCTCCAGGCGTGAAGGGCACCGACCGAGCCGTGATGCAAGGCCGCTACGCCGAGCAATGGCTCGACGACATGCCCAAGGACCAAGCCCGCCGCATCACCCGTGAGGCTCGAGCCGCCGGAATCAACATCAGCGGCAAGTACTACTGCTCGGGCCTGGCGGACAAGCGAGGCCACTGCGACCCGGCCGCGTGGATCGACAGTGCGGCCGACATCACCAAGGTCGCTCAGCAGCGGAACCTCACCGTCCGCGGAATCGTCGAGCACCAGGGCACGCCGGTGCCACCCCCGCCGCCCAAGCCCTTGAGCGACCGATTGATCCGCAAGCTCTCGGCGGAAGAACGCCACCGCCACCCCGGCAAGTCAAAGGCCGAACTGCGTGAGATCGTGATCGACAAGTACGCCCCCAAGTGGAGGCGGAAATGACGTTCACCGCCCAAGACGTCGTCGATCACCTCCTGACCACCACGGGAGGCGGAGCCCAGGACGGCGAGCACCGGGCGGTTCGCCAGGCCGTCATTCACGGGGTCCGCGAAGTCTTCCAAACGCGGCAATGGCTGTGGCACACGAAAACCGGCTACTTCACGACCCAGCAGATCAGCACCACGGCGACCGCGATCACCTCGGGCAGCAATCAGATCACCGTTGCCAGCGCCGCCGGAATGGTCGTCGGCCGGCTCCTCGAAGTGCCGGCCGACTACTTCTCTCACCCCGTCCGGATCACCGCCATCAGCGGGACGACGATCACGCTCGATTCGGCGGCGAAGAAGACGAAGGGAGCCGAAACGGTCGCCCTGCTCGTCCAGACCTACTACGACCTGCCCGAAAACCTCAAGGACATCGACGCCCTCGTCACCGACACCGTCGGCACGCTGCACTGCTACATCACGCCCCAGGAGTGGCAGCGACTCGAGACGAACACGCGAGGAAGCGGGGAACCGTACTACTACACCATCATGCGGTCGGACGTATCCGCCGACCGCTACCAAATCCGGTTCGTCGGTGTGCCGCAGAACGCGACTGTCGTCCACTACACCTACCGCTACATCCCCAAGATCGTGAAGTACATGGGCTACGAACCCGTGTGCCGCAAGGGGGTCGTGGCCGTTTCCGCGAGCAGCGTAACGGGGACGGGCACGCAGTTTCCGAGTGACTCTGCGGGAGCGGTGATCCGCTTCGGCACGGCCTCCACCGAAGCCGATCCCATCGGAGCCCTCAGTCCGTTCCAGCAGGAGCGGACCATCGCCTCACGGCAGAGCGACACGGCGCTCACGCTCTCGGCACCAATCACGGGCACCATTGGCGGCACGGTCAAGTACGCGATCAGTGACGTCATTGACTGCTCGCCGCAGATGTACACGGCCGTCCTGTCGGCCACCGAGATGTGGTACGCCCGACTGGCAGGCAAGCCCGCCCTCGAGGCGATGCAACTGTTCAACCGCGACCTGCGGCTGGCGATGGAAAACGACGTCGTGTCACCGCTGTCCGGCCGGCCCCGGGGCATCGAATACCCGACGGCCCGGTCGATGGGCTGGAAGTCGGCACCACTGCCCGATCAAGGATGAACCATGCGCATCGACAGGTGGTTCGGAACGGTGTCGAGCGTGAGCCCCTACGCGCTGCCACCCGGCGCGGCTGTCCGGCAGAACAACCTGCAGATCCAGCGAACGGGCGAACTGGTGCCTCGTCCCGGCATGGAGGCCGTCTACACCGCGAAAGACTACGACGAAATCATCGGTGTCTACCGCGTCAGCAACGGCGGCAGCGTCTCCGACACGCTGATCGTCGCCTCCAAACCAGACCCCACAACGACCCAGATCCGTTATCTCTCACCCGTCCCCACCGGAAACGAGAACGAGTGGACTGTCACCACGGTTCACACCGCCACGACATCTGCCACCGAAGGCCCGACCTTCTGCGAGGACCGTCACGGCCGCATTCACTGCTTTCTCGGGCACGGTGTCGCACCTATCGTCCTGACGCGCGACGCCATCCCGGCCGTGCCGATCGGACTGCCTGCCCCAACCGTGGCGCCGAGTGTCACGCCCACCGGAAATGGATACTTCATCGAACGCGTCGACGTCATCAGCGGCGGCGGCTCCTACTGGGCTCCGCCGCCGATCGTGATCTCCGGCGGAGGCGCTCCACTCCGGCCGGCCCGGCTCAAGACGATCATCCAGGGCGGAGCCGTGGTCGCGGTGGACGTCATCGACGGAGGAGTCGGCTACTCGAGCCCCCCGACGCTGACGATCAATGAGTCTGGAGTGAAGGGCGTCGGCTTCCTCGCCTACGGCATCATCGGCATCGACCCTGGGCTCCAGGGCTTCGAGCCGACCGTCGTGACTACCGGCAACCTCACGAACGCCGGCACGATCGTGACCGCTGTTGCGAACATCGCACCCGTGAGGACGGGGATGAATGTCCGCGGCACGGGAATCCAGGCCGCGACGGTCGTGACCGGTGTCACGACTTCGTCTAGCTCTTTCACGCTGGATAAGGCCGCGACCCAGACGCTCACGGCCCAGCAGCTCGTCATCAACGGGGCCACCGTGACGGGCTCCACGAACGCTGCCCTCTCGCACGCCTACGACCTGACGCCGGGAGCCGTGAGCATCGCCTACAACTCCGGCGGCACGACCCTCAGCGTTCCAGCAACCTTCGACTCCGCCGCCCAGCGGTGGTCGGCGCTTCTGCCGCTGACCCCTGCCGCCGGCTCCACGGGCAGCGGTGCCTTCGCCCGCTTCGAGTTCACGGCCTTGGTCGACGGGCTTTCGTATGGGCTTGGCGGTCCACAGGATGCCACGTGGCCTGTCCGCCCCAGCGGCGCGATCTTCGGGACGTCTTCCAACACGATGCTCACGCCGACCAACGCGGCGCCCTACAACGCGTCGGAGTACTGGCGCGACACCGACGACAACACCCAATACCAGTCCAACAACACCGGCACCTTTCGCGGCTTCTATCAGCTGCACAAGTGGGGCCGCAACAACCACGACTTCTTCGCAGCCTTGGCCCCCAACTTCCGTATCCGCTTCCACAAGCGCCGCGAATACGAGGCCCGCTACCGCAACATCCTCAACGGCGTTTCGCAGAACCCATACACCGTCTATGCCGACTTCTACACCTACGACTACAGCAGGGTGTCGCTTCGTTACTACACGGGGCCGCGAGATCAACTCGAGACGGCCAACGACACTGCGGACAAGTGGACGTGGACGACGGCGTCCGTGCAGGTTGCCAACGGCCAGCCATTCATCGACGTCGAACTGACCCCGTCACTCAAGACGGGAACCACGCCGTACCTGACCTACGCCGGCTATCAGACGCCGATCGTCCGCATCTACCTCAAGTACTGCCCCGATTCCTGGCTGAACGTCGCGACCACAGGCGACGGCGGGTATGCGTGCTGCCTGGGATGGCAGCGTGCAAATAGCTCCGGCGTCGCCCAACTCACATCCTCGAACACCCTCGGCTGGTGGAGCGCCGGCCAGGCCGAAAACGGTGTGTCGCAACGACCGGTCGTCGATTTCCGGCAGGGTTCAGCGGGCTCGGCCGCCGCGGGCATCGCAGCGGGAACAGTAGAAGTCATCCGGGCCGGCACCGGCATGGAGCAGAACACCTTCTTCGCCCTGCAGTTTGACCAGGTGAACGCGGCCCTGCTCTACCTGCTCTACGCCACGGAGAGCCAGTACCTCAACGTGTATGGCAACGGGGCGGGGAATCCCTACAAGCACGCCCAGTCGAATGCCGCGGAGTACGACATCAACTGGAGCAACTTCGACGTCAACCCGGTGTCGCCCGCTTTCAGCGACGAGTACTACGGCACCTACAACACGGCCCGCGGCATCAAGGCATTCACCGACTACCGACTCCGCCTGTACTTTCGGGCTGCGACAGCCGCGCCGGGCCAGCAGGGGCCGCCCGGCCCGGTGTTCGGTGAGCCGAGCGTCCTCATTCCGGGGTCCGGTTTCAAGGCCGGCGATACCGCGACCATTCGCCTGCGGCAGCGAGCCAACAACACCGATCCCCCGACGACCGCGGGACTGTTTGCCAACAGCAACCTGTACACGTTCAAGGCAATCCAGATCACCCCCGCGTCCACCACGGACCGGATCACGAGCGTCGTCATCTCGAGCGGCGGCACGTCCTACTACGGCGTCCCGCAACTCGTCATCGCCGGCGGAGGTGGCTACGGGCTGAAACTCGACGCCGTGGTGTCCAACGGCGCCATCTCCCAAGTCAACATTTTGGAGTCCGGGGCCGGGTTCACCAGTTCCCCCTCGATCACCACGGCGTCACAGACGGCGGTCGTGCTGCCCGTTCTGCGACCTGCGATGCGTGGCACGTACCGCTGTGCCTACAGGTTTGCCGACTGGTCTAGCACTGCCGTCGGCACCCGCCTGGTCACCACCACCGCCGGTTCCGCACAGCTCACTTGCGCAAACCCGACCGGCCTGGCACCGGGCATGGTGGTCGAAATCGACGCCCTGCCGTTCATGACCAAAGTCGTGTCCATAAGCGGCACCGCCATCACCGTCTCGGCGGCTGCGACCGCATCGGTTACGAGCCAGCCGGCCACGATCCGCGACATGACGCGACCCATCTACTACTCCGACTTCTCACCGATCACCGACGTCGACACGACGCTGTTCACCGCCTCACCCAATCCGACCACGATGCAGTGGTCGATACCCGGGGTCGTTGCCCCCTCCCGGGCAACCATCGTCGAGTTCTTTCGCACGAGCGGCGACGAGTCGCTCGTGTTCTATCGCCTGGAGATGTGGGGCCGAGTGCAGGGCGGCACCGTCAGCATCCAGGGCACGGATACGCTCACCGACGAGCAGCTCTTCGACCCCGACCGGCCGTTCTATGCCGCCCTGCCGGTCGTGCTCCCCAACGGCAATCTCAACGCCTACCGGTTCGGCGTGCCCCGCAGCGACATGGCGGTCTGCGTCGCCTACGGCGACCGCATGTGGTACGCGGTTTCGACGAGCGGTGAATACGTAAACACCATCTTCTACAGCGAGTTCGACGAGTTCGAGTCGTGCCCGGCAATCAATGAACTGCCGATCCAGAACAACCAGAAATCCACCGACTCGCTCACCGCCCTGGTTCCGTTCTCGACCTATCTGCTGGCCATGCAGACCTCCCACTGCTACGCCATCTCCTTCAATACCGACCCGTCGGTGGATGCCAACATTCAACTCATGGCGCACCGCGGCGTCCTGTCGCAGCAGTGCTTCGACCTCTTCGACAACCGCCTGTTCGCGATGGACGAACGTGGCGTCTACGTGATGGACCGTTCCGGCAACGTCGACTCATTGAGCGATGCCATCAGCAACTACTTCGACGAAGGGCTGCTCGACCTGTCGCTTCGCAAGCGGTACTTCCTCAAAGTCGATCAACGCACGATGACCTTGCGGGCGTTCGTCGCACTCAAGGGGGCGAAGGCTGCGTCACCCCACCTGGCGTTCTGCTACAACATCGCCGAAAAGACCTGGTGGACGGAGACGTGGCCCAATGGCCTGACGTGCTCCTGTGACTACCGGCGTGCGACCGGCGACCCGGACGAGCCGGTCTACGGCGCCGTGGACGGCGACGTGTACCGGGCCGGTGGGCTGGTCGACTTTCCCTACCGGTCAATCCAGTCGGTCACCGTCACCAACGGTGGATCGGGCTACACGACGCAGCCGACGGTCGCAGCCGCCACCGGACAGCCCGGCTCGGGTGCGGTGTTCGTGCCCATCATCCAGGACGGCCGGGTCGTCGAGGTGCTCGTATCGGATCCCGGATTCGGATACGGCAACTTCTCGGGCCAGACGTTTCTGCCAGCGGTGAACCTGACGATCTCGGGCGGGGGCGGCACTGGCGCCTCGGCAACAGCCACGGCGTCATTGCCGATCCTGCCCGACGACGAGTTTCCCCGGTCGACGGTGCCCTTCGCCATCCGCACCGGCGCGATGGAACTCATCAACGACGCCAATCTCGACCGTCGCAACCAACTGATCGACCGCAGCGTCACCGTCACCTATCGCCCGACGGTCACGAAGAAAGTGCTGCACCTGCGGGAGTACTTCAACAACGCCGACTATCCCCGCTCCAACGCCATGCCCCGCGACCGAGGCACCGGCTTCGTTCACGACACCGCGGGGGCCAAGACG